CAAAACTAGAAATGTGGCAAAAGTTAATAATAGGAGGGGCAATTGCTACTTGGACGATAACAATACTAGTTGGAGGCTATATGTTCAGTCTCGTAAAAACAGACATAATAAACGAAGCAGTAAAACAAAGTCTTACAGAAGTAAACTTGCATTATAATCTAAGGTCATTACCACCTGAAAAATAATAATATATGAACCCAAAACAAAAAGTTCTTCTTAGAATGTCAAAGCCGATCGTAGGTTCACTTCCATATAATCCACAGAAACCAACACTTATTCTTCAAAGAAAAGCAATACCTGCACGTGCTCCAAATGTAGCTCCACAGTATCGTGCACCAGACGGAAATTATTATAAAACACCTTTAGCAATAAATAAATAAACATATGAAACTATTACTACCCGTAAAACCTTATCACATTAATCAAGCATTTGGTCAAAATCTCAATGGGTACTATGCTCAACAAGGTCTGCAAGGTCATGGAGGAATCGACATGTACGCCACACATGGTGAGCCTATTTATGCTTCACATGATGGAACTTGTTATCCACAAGTAGACGACCACGGAGGGAATGGTGTTGTACTTTTTGCACCAGATACTATTTCGTATAACGGACAAGATGTACACTATAAGACAATCTATTGGCACATGATAAAGGACAATGCAGTCGTACATACAGGACAAGTAGTAAAGGCAGGTGACTTAATTGGATATGCAGACTCGACAGGTTTATCCACAGGAAATCATCTTCATTTTGGTCTTATCCCTTGTGACTCTACAAACAGCAACAATCTTTTTCCTACAAATGGTTACAATGGAGCAATCGACCCAGCACCATATCTATCCACAGAATATGCACAAGATATAAATAATAAAAATCCTATACCAACATCAGTATTGCGTATTGGAGCTTGGAACAATGATGTAAAGACTCTACAGACCCTATTAAACGCTCAAAATTGCCCTTGTGGCGTAGTTGATGGAGTCTTTGGAGTTAAGACCCTTTCTGCCCTAAAACAGTATCAAACAATACATAATTTAACTCCTGATGGGGTATGCGGAAATCTTACTTGGGGAAAACTTTTTGCTAATTAAATTAAAAAAATATACAATATAAGTGAAGTTCGTTCTTTGAAAGGAGAACACCATGCCAATCCTAAGTGGCAAACCCTCGACAACAGTGTGCTATTGCAGGCACTGTGAAGCGTGGACAATCCACTTCGTCAATTTTTATGACAGACTACGCGTAATGGTCTGTTACAACCGCAACGACCACAACCTTGACCTACCACAGGTCGCAGGAGTTCCTCATGACATTGAAGTGCACACCGTTGGCAATCAACTGCCAATGTGGGCGGAAAGTTCGGATTAACAGTCTGCTAGTCACAGAAGCCCAATCGCTTCTGGTCGAAGCATACTGCCCGACTTGCCAAGTCGTCTCAAACATCTCACTCTCTTTCGGATACTTGCTTCGGCAATGCCCCCAGAGAAAAGCACCACTCCCATCCTTGACCCGTGACCTCACACTCACCGACAAGGACAACCAATTCCTCAAAGCCATAGGAGCGAAAGATGCAACAGAAGACAACAGTCGTGTGCTTCAAGTGTCACACACACACGAACCCCCAACACGGGAAATGCGACCACTGCAGAAAAGACTGGCGGAATGAAATCCCAAAAGCCAGACGCCCACGTCAGATGTGGTTCAAGTTCCACCCAAGTGGATACGTCTTGCAAGTAGTGCCACAACAAGTGCAGTAAGATTGGAGGTGATTCTCGTATCTACCGCTCGTCTATCGGTTAATAGACTACGCATCGTTTGTCAGCCCCTCGTAATTGCACGGGGGGCTTTTTTGTTGTATACTCTATAAAAGTTCTTTTTGGAAAGGGGTAGCATTGCTATCCTTTTTCTATTGGGGTATAATTCAGGCATGACTAACGGACTTTTGGTTGTCGTGGTTATTGAACTATTATTAATTATAAGTAGATTACATTAAATGAATATCAATTATCATAGCCTTCGTATGGGTCTTGGATTATTTGTACTGTTTATAGTCGGCGGTCTACAAATGCTTCATGGACAGGTTCAGTTCTCAGGTTACATTGACGGAATACTGCCAGTACTTCTCATGGTGGAACATTTCCTTCTTGGAAACACAAGTACAACAGAATAAAACATCAGGGCGAACTTTCTATCGGTTCGCTCTTTTGCTATGTCTTTATTAAATTAATAATAGTGTTATACTATTTACATGGCCTTACAAGTAACGATCGCACAATTAAAATCCGATATTACCCCTATGTTAAAGGGAACATCTCTTCGTCAAATTACTGATTTTTATGGAACAGCGGCTAAGGCTGCGAATAGGATGTTGACACGTATTTCACCACAAGAAACTCGTAGAACAGTAGTATTAACTACTCCTTTTTATGATAATCTTTATGACTATGCGTTGCCTTCAGACTATAAGAAGATGATTGATATAAGACCTACTGCAAATAGACAAGATCTTCCTGGACGTTCTTATTTTAATCAAACAACTCCTCGTCAATTTGATGTGAATCTTGATGCTAATTCATTTTCAATTAAATGGAATAATATGCAAAGGACCCTTAGAGCCGCTAGATTACCAGCAGGCAATGTAGCCCTACTTGATTCATTTGATAGCGCTACAGCTAATGGAACTTGGACAGCTAATGTTGATGCTTCGGGGTTATATACAGAACCACTTAATTATGTTGAGGGAAATGGATCGTTGGGATTTAATCTTTCTGGTTCTACGGGTTCTGCTAATTTATTAAACTCTACTGCATCTATAGTTGATTTGTCTGCTTATAATTATGAAGATGCTTCAATGATATGGTACTGGATTCCAGTAGGAACTTCATCTCGTTTTACTTCTTTTAATCTTATTAAAGGAGATAGTGCTTCTGCATATAAATCTTCTACTGTATCTACTAAAGCAGACGGTACTGCATTTTCAGACGGATGGAATCTTCTATACTTTAGTTGGGTATCTGCCTCAACTGTTGGATCTCCAACTAATACACTAAATACCTATCGTAAATTTACAATTACTTATACTGCTGGTACAGCAATTAACGGGTGTTTGATAGATAATTTTACAAATTCTTTTGGAACTCTTTACGAGATTGAATACAGTAGTGAATACCTTTTTAGAACATCTACCGGAACATGGATACAAAGTCCGACAGCTGATACTGATTTGGTAAATGTGTCAGTAAACTCATACCCTATTTTCTTACAAGAAATGATGATGGATATTACTAAACTTATTCGTATTGGGAACCAAAGAACTCAAGAACTTGCTGAAATTGATTTAGAATTAAATGGTAAAAGTGAAAGTAGATATTTAAAAAATCCAGCCAATGTTGGTCTTTATAGGCAATATTTAGATATGTTTCCATCATCCGATATAATTACCTCAACAAAATTATATACTTTTGATGTGTAGTATTGGCTTTCTAGGGTTACTTAGATGTAAGACCAAGAGCTTGAAGTGGAGTAAGTTTTAATTTACTTATTCTATAATAAAAAGTTGACTTAGGGACTGAATAAATTTTAATCCATTCAACAATACATTTAGTTTCATTGTTGATGGTTAAAAAATGATTACTTCTTCTATTTCTAGCTTGTTCAGTTTTTGTAGCCCAACGACAATTTTCTTTTGAATAATGACCATTATTATTTTTACGCTCTATCGATGTATTATTTTCACCAAATTGTTCACAATGTTTAAGATAAGAATTATACATATCATTATGAAATTCGTTAAAAGACTTCCACAACAATTTAATACCACGACCACCATATCTAAAATGATTAGATCCTTTAGGATTATTAACACGAGCATACATGGAACTATAGATAGTATAAAATTTAGTATTAGTCAATCCATGAGTAGTGAATCTTTTTTTAGTCCACTCTTTAATAAAACATCCACAAGAAACTACTTTTCCCCTTCTAATATTATCAAGAGTAGAAACAGTTTTATTGCCACAATCACAAAAACATTCAACAAGAACTTGTCCATTTTTATTTTTTCCTATAATAGATTTTACAACCAAATATCCAAATTTTTCACCAACCGATTTAATAGATTTTCTCATATAGTTATCTTATCATTAATGTCTAATGAAGTCAATTTCTATGGAAGATAATTTCAAAACCATTGCTGGGTTTAAGGCATACACTAATAAACCCGAAATAACTGCATTATCACCACAGTTTATGGTAAAAGGATCTAAGAACGTACTTTTAGATTATGGTTTAAGAGTTGTGAGCAGAAATGGATTCCAATTATATGGTGCAGCTTCATCAGCAGGTTCAACAGGTATTAAATCATCGTATGAATGGGATACATCGACAGCGAAACAATTTCCAATTCGTGTCTGGGGTTCACAAATTGAATTTTATTATAATAGTACATGGAACGTACTTAAGAGTGGTTTAGCTACTCCATATTTACAATTTGCTAAAGTGTTAGATTATACTGAGCAACTCGATTTACTTCTTTGGGTAATGAATGATGCTAATTTTTATAAATGGTCTGGTGGTTTTACTAAGGTAGCAAGTACTACTGGAACTACTCTTACAAAGCAAGGAGTTTTAACAGCAAAGACAACAATAGCTTTTGTTGCTGGTACTACTGGAACAGTTGCACCAACTATAACTGATAGTGCTAATGGATTTATAACTGCTGGTTTTGCTGCTGGAGATACATTATACGTGTCTGGATCTGCAGCAAACAGTAGAAATTTTACTATTGGATCTGTGACTGCGGGAACAATCACACTTATAATGACAGACGTTCTAACTTCAGAAGCGGCCGGTCCATCTATTACCATTCATAATGGGGAACCTACGTGGGCTTCGTCCCGGTTCCTCTCTTCAGGTACTCGCGCAATCACATACAATGGTGTAAGTTATACATATACTGGTGGCCAAGGAACTGATACCCTCACAGGTCTTACTGCATTTCCTGCTGTTACTATCGGTGATGCAGTTTGGCAAACACCAATAACTGTTGCACTTCCTTCTGGTATTACTAGCAATTTCCCCAACTTCACTCCTGATCTTATTGGCGTCCAGTTAAATCAAGTAGTCCTTGCAAGTACAAAAAGTATGATGGTATTTGGTTCGTCTACTACTGACTATACAAATTATACAATCACATCTCCACGTGTTCCTGGTGGGCCATTCCAAAAACCAGTCAATGATAATGTTACCTGCATTATTCCAATAGATAATGACCAGCAATCAATCAATAGTCTTATGATAGGTTCTGGTTCAAATTCTTTTTATCATATCTTTTACCAACTTTCACAGGACAACAGCACGGAACTTGTAAACCTTGTTCGTCTTAAAACTGCTTCTGGGAGTGGACTTATTGCTACAGGTGCTATTAGTGCTATTAAAAATTCTACAGCATATATAACACGTGAGCCAACACTTGATACTATAAGTGCATTAGAAAATATTAATACATCTCCACTTTCAGATCCTGTTAAGAATGATTT